AGTTTTGCTGTATTTTTCTGCGTAATGATTCATCGAAAAGTTTTTGATAGAATTGGCTTGTTGAATGAAGAATACGGCACCGGCTCTGGTGAAGATATGGAATTTTGTATTCAAACAGAACTTGCCGGATTTGAAGTTGTAGAAGTTATCAGAAAAGTTGCATTAGACCGTAAATATTTTACAGGTTCATTTCCAATCTATCATTTTGGTGAAGGAACAGTTCACGACACCTCATTAGTGCCTGACTGGAAAGAAGTGTTTTTAAGAAACGGTCTTCGTTTAGCGAATAAGTATAATGAAGAATGGAAAGTTGAAAAAATTATGAATCATCCACGAATCGGTGTAATTACACCTGTATATAACGATATCGAACATATCTTTCATGCAATTAGTTCGGTCAAATCACAAAAACTTGGCAATGTAAAACATTTCATTTATGATGATTGTTCTACAGATGGTCTTGAAGGCGGTTTGAAAGAAATACTTAGAGATGATCCTTCAATTGTTTTTATCCGAGGAACTGAAAATAAAGGCCAATCACACGCAAGAAATAAAGCAATCGCTGAAGCCTTTGCACATGGTTGTGATTACATAGCATTTCTCGACTCAGATGATTTTTGGTACCCAAACCATTTGCAGAGAGCGCTTGAAAATCTCAGAACAAAAAATTGTAATGTAACATACTCTACGCCTCAATTTGTGACTGAAGATGGTAATGTTGTTTTTCCAATGAACATTCCTGTACCACATGTGTTTGTTGGTAAACAACTTAGACACAACAATTTTATTTGGATATCAAGTGTTGTTTGTAACGCAAGATGTTTGTTGGGCGAAGAGTTTGACAGTAATTTGAATAGTATTGAAGATTGGGACATGTGGTTGAGAATGCATAATAATGGTCACATCTTCTATAAAGATTCAGAAATGACTGTTCGTTATTTGGTGAGAGATGGCTCACAAGCACATCGTGGTGGTGCAAAGATGCCATTATTTTGGCAAAAACACCAACAATTGCCACAATTAAAATTGCATTTGGCTTGCGGCCACGATTATAATGAAGACTATATTAACATTGATTTGTATGCACCTGAAGATGCTAAGTGTGATGTTCGTTTTGATGTTGCTAAATTGCCATACGATGATAATACAGTTGACGAAATCAAAGCGTTTCATATTATCGAACACTTTCACTTTTTTGAAATACAAGAAGTTCTTAAAGAGTGGTATCGTGTGTTGAAACCAGGTGGCAAGTTGTATCTTGAGACACCAGACTTTTTAGAAACCTGCCGTTCATTTGTTGAAGGTAATCCAGCAACTGGCATGGATATCGAACAATGGCGCATTCTTCTTTATGGCCATTTCTTCGCTCACGCATGGGTTCCTGGACAGACACATAAATTCTTGTTTACCGAAACACAACTAAGAACGAATTTGGGCTGGGCTGGCTTTAAAGATGTGGTGCGAGTTCGGCCGGCGTCTAAGTATGTGATGAACGAAACTTATCATTTATTTTTAACTGTTGAGGCTTTTAAGTGAGTATATTATGTTCTATTTCGACTAGAGGCAGATACGACACAACTTTGCCAATGGCGATACAATCTGTTATCACACAAACATTAAAACCAAACAAATTGGTAATTTTTGATGATAATGACCAACCAAAAGACATAAGAGAAATTCAACATTACGAATACCTTCTTCATATGTTGAATGAAAAAGGTATCGAATGGTCAGTCATTTTTGGTCAGAAAAAAGGCCAACATTTTAACCATCAAATGGCTAATACGATGGGTTATGAATGGGTTTGGAGATTAGATGATGATACGGTTGCTGAACCCAATGTTTTAGAAAATCTTTTTAAACATGTTACGCCCGAAGTTGGTGCTGTTGGCGGTTCTATTTTAACGCCTCCATTTGCCAAAGTCACAAATTCAACCGGAAAAATTGATGACATTGAAGAGGCGAATCTTCAATGGGATTACATCAAAGAGGTAAAAGAAGTAGACCACTTACATTGTTCTTTTTTGTATCGGGCTGGAGTGCATGACTATAATTTATCTCTTTCACAAGTGGCACATAGAGAAGAAACTTTATTCACATTTGGTCTAAAACAAAAAGGTTACAAAAATTTAATTATTCCAGATACGATAACATGGCACTTAAAAAATAAAAAAGGTGGTATCAGAGATTTTCAGATAGAAATGTTTCAACATGACGAATACATTTTTAGAAACCATTTAGAATATAGGGATAAAACAATTGTTGTTTTGAATTGCGGTATGGGAGATCATATTGTATTCAACCATGTTCTACCTTATATCAAAAATCCAGAAGTGTTTACTTGTTATTCTGAAATTGTTCCAGGCCGAAGCTTAGATGATGCAATGCGTTTGTTTGGCGACATTGATAACTACAACATTTATAGAAAAATGGATCAATGGAATTGGAAAGATTCTTTAGAAAATGCTTTTAAAAAGATGTATGGTGTAAAATGATTATCATATCACCCTATTCAAAACCATTAAGAAATGGACTAGAAAATCCAAAAAATTATCCATATTGGGAAGAATTGATAACTCAAATAAAAGAACCAATCGTTCAAGTTGGTGTTGATGAAGAAAAACAATTAGTTGAAGACTTCCGAAAAAATTTAACAATACCAGAACTACGAACACTTATAGGTGAATGTAGAACTTGGATTTCTGTTGATAGTTTTTTCCAACATTTAGCGTGGGATTGTGGTAAACCAGGCATCGTCATTTTTGGCCAGTCTGATCCACAAATATTTGGTCATCCAGAAAATATCAACATACTTAAACATCGTTTTTATTTAAGAGAACAACAATTTTGGTGGTGGGAACAATGTGATTATAAGGAGGATGCTTTTGTAAAACCGGCAGAAGTTCTAAAGTATTTGTGAGATAAATAGGTAATAAACAAGGATTTCTTATGGCATCTCCAAAAACAAGAACACAATTCAAAGATTACTGCCTTAGAAAATTAGGTTGGCCTGTCATCGACATTAACGTTGATGACGATCAAGTTGAAGACCGAATTGATGATGCTTTAGCGTTTTTCTACGACTATCATTATGATGGTACAGAAAAACTTTTTATGAAACACCAAATCACCCAAGCGGACATTGACCGCCGTTGGATTTATTGTCCTGATGCCGTACTTTTCGTGACTGGTATTTTAAGATTTGATGATTCAAATTCTTCTATAAACATGTTTGACCTCAGATATCAATTGAGATTACATGATCTTTACGACTTTACTTCAGTATCTTATGTGTCGTATGAAATTACGATGCAACATATTCAAACACTCAATCTTTTATTTTCTGGAACACCACAATTCAGATTTAATCGTGTTCAAAATAAAGTATTTTTAGATATTGATTGGACAAGAGATTTAGAAGTTGGTGATTATGTTATTGTGGAATGTTATCGCCGAATGGCACCAGAAACTGTTGATTTGACTGGCACAGCTTCACTAGTTGCGGGAAATACAACTGTGATTGGAACCAACACAATTTTTGACCAAGAAATTGTTGAAAATGACTTTGTTACTTTTGGCAATGAATCATTGCAAGTTAGAAAAATTAATTCGCCAACAAATATTACATTAACAAGTGCGCCGGCGGCCACAAATGCTGCAGCAACAATGTCTGTTGCTGGTTTGACAGATGTTTGGGACAATCGATTTCTTAAGGCCTATGCTACTGCCAAGATCAAAATGCAATGGGGTTCCAATCTTAAAAAGTTTTCAGGCATACAAATGCCTGGTGGTGTAACATTCAATGGCCAACAAATATATGATGAAGCTGTAGAAGAATTGAAGAGTATGGAAGAACAGATGTATAATGCTACAAGTATGCCTAGCGAAATCTTTATAGGATAATTTTTGTGGCTACAAATTTTTACTTCAATAATTTTCCTTTAAATCACATAACACAAGAACAACTTCTTGTGGAAGACTTACTAATTGAGTCTTTGCAAATCTATGGCATGGATGTTTATTACCTTCCAAGAACTGTAAGAGATAGCAATCAAATTGATTACATTTATGGTGAAGATACATTAAAAGAATATTTGACTGCTCATCCAATTGAAATGTACTTGGAAAATGTAACAGGAATGGATGGTGAGGGAGATTTTATAACAAAATTTGGACTCGAAATTCGTGATGAAATTACAATGTTGGTTTCTCGCCGAAGATTTGCTTATGCTACATCAACAAGTAATTTGACCCGACCAAGAGAAGGTGATTTGATTTATTTGCCAATGATGAAAAACTTCTTTGAAATTACTTTCGTTGAGAGTGAAAATGATCAAGCAATGTTTTATACTTTAGGCCGTGGTCGTGATGCCAACATTTATGTGTATGCTATAAAATTAAAACAATTTGTATTTTCTAATGAAATTATTAGTACGGGATTTAGCGAAGTTGATAATCAAATTAGAGATAACTATCCAAGAACAAGAATTACACTCACAACAGGTTCTAAAATATTTGCCAATGATGAAATCATTTATCAAGGCACAAGTTTAGCAAACGCAACAGCACAAGCTATAGTTCACAGTTCAGACACTCTTGGTACTAATAAGTATGTTGATATTATTCGTGTTCAAGGTGATTTTATATCTGCTAATGTTAAAGGACAAACATCAGGTGCAGTTTGGATGGCTAATGTTGTTTCTGACACCGCAACAATGAATGATGCATTTGAAGACATTGTTGACAATAATCGTATTGAAACCGAATCTGATGGCATATTAGATTGGACTGAAACTAACCCATTTGGTGAAGCATAATGTTAGGTAATAAGTTTTTTAGTCATCGAACAATACGAAAAGTTGTTGTAGCTTTTGGTACACTTTTTAATGACATTTTGGTCACCAGAACAACACAATCTGGTGTGCAAAAAGAACATTTTAAAGTGCCGTTATCTTATGGTCCAAAAGAAAAGTATTTGACATTAATTACATCCGACCCAACTTTAACAAAATCAATTGCTACTGTTGTGCCAAGAATTTCATTTAGTTTAGATGGTTTGTCATATGATCCAACCAGAAAACAAATGACAACGCTTCGCAATTTTTCTGCAAACTCAAGTACCACCGTCAAAACACAATTTGCACCTATACCTTATAACTATGAGTTTTCATTATCAATATATGTGAGAAACACGGAAGATGGCACACAAATTTTGGAACAAATTCTTCCATTTTTTACACCAGATTTTAATGTGACCGTGGATTTTATTCCAGGTATGGATCAAAAATATGATTTGCCAATTATACTTAATTCAGTAACATCTTCTGTGGACTATGAAGGCGATATGTCGACCACAAGATTAATACTTTGGGACTTATCTTTTACAGTTAAAGGTTTTATTTGGCCTCCAGTTAAACCTAGCGATGGTGAAGGCGGCGGTAAAATTATTCGCAGAGCAAATACAAACATTTATATTGAACCACAAAGTTTAGATGGTCAAGTTGTATATGTTGACTTTGCGAACGGAACAGGTCAATATCAAACATCAGAAAACATTCGTGTTGAAGATCGACAATTGACGGGTAAAGTTTTATATTTCAGTAACAGCAATACTGGAACTTTAATTGTTGGTGATTTAAACAAATACCTACAAGTTGGTGACAAAGTTGTCGGTGATTTTAGTAACGCATCATTTACAATCAACTCTTTAGAGTCTACACCACTACATCAAGTAAAAGTTCTTACAACTCCAGATCCAATTTCTGCTGAACCAGATGATGCATTTGGTTTCAATCAAACAATAACATATTGGCCTAATTTGTAAAATGAAAAAGATTAATGAAAAGTTGTCTGAAATTTTTGAAGTGGAACCAATCAAAATTGAAGCAGCAAA